GTGTACGGCGCGGCACGGGCTGGTGTGGGATAAGAAAAAACAGCCTGTCGATCATACCTACCCGTTCAGACGGCCTCCGCTGCATCCGAATTGCCGTTCGCGGCTGGTATTTGTGTTTGATTTGGCCGCACCGTTTCACGGCATAACCGGGGAAGATTGGGTAAAAGGCCGCACGTTGCCGCAATTGCAGGAGCAGTTCGGCCACGGCATCGGACAGATGTTGCACGACGGCGAAATATCGCTGGCCGATGCGGTCAGGTCGGACGGGCTGGCATCGGTAACGCTGGCAGAACTAAAGCGTAAGTATAAGTAAGGGTGTTTTTTATTTTCGGCCGTTTTAATTTCCTTGAATCGCAGGAGGTTAAAACGGTTTTTTTGTTGCCCGCCGTATGGATATGCGGGGGTGTTTGCGGCGGATGCCGTGTTTTATTGGAGCGTGAAAGATGAAATTGAAATTGGATGAAAACGGTCATGTGGTGGTATCCGACGGCAAGCCGGTGTATGTGCATGACGACGGGAAGGAAATCCCGTTTGACGCGCCTGCCGCCATGCAGAAAATCAGCGGCCTGAATGCTGAAGCCAAGCAGCACCGCGAAGCCAAAGAGGCGGCGGAAGCGAAGCTGAAGGCGTTTGACGGCATTGAAGACGCGGCGGCGGCCTTGAAGGCATTGGAAACGGTCAAAAACTTGGACGACAAGAAGCTGATTGATGCGGGCGAGGCGGAGAAGGTCAAAGCCGAAACCGTGAAGCTGTACGAAGAGAAGCTGGCCGCCGCCAATGCCGATATTGAGAAAATCCGTTCCCAATTTCATGCCGAACTGGTGGGCGGCAGCTTCGCCCGATCCAAAGTGATTGCGGAAAAGCTGGCTATCCCCGCCGATGTGGCGCAGGCATTCTTCGGGCGGCATTTTTCCGTGTCGGAAGACGGGAAAATCGTGGCCAAAGACGCGAACGGCAATGAAATTTTCAGCCGTGTAACGCCCGGGGCGAAAGCGGGGTTTGACGAGGCACTGGAAAGCCTGATTGATGCTTACCCGAACAAGGACAGCATCTTGAAAGGCAGCGGCGCGAGCGGCAGCGGTGCAGCGGCGGGCGGTGGAACGGTTGGCGGTTCGTTGTCTGATTGTAAGACGGAGGCGGAGAAAGCCGCTTTCTTAAAGGCTAAATATGGCCGTTAATTTTATGGAGTAATTTATGGCTTTTGATTTACAGGTTTTTAACCAACAAACGCGTGATGTAATGAATGAGACCATCGCGCAGGATGTGGCTAAGTTTAATGAGGCTTCCGGCGGCGCGTTGGTGTTGTCAAACGAGCCGTTTGACGGGGATTTCTCAATTAAGTCGGCATTTCAGTCCATCGGCGGTTTGGTACGCCGCCGCAATGTGTACGGCGACGGCACGGTACAGGCAAAACGCTTGAAAGAGATGCTGAATGTTGCAGTAAAAGTGGCGGCCGGCACGGCTCCGGTGGAGTTTGAGCCGGGTCAATATGCATGGACGTTGCGTAACCCCGAATTGGCTGCGGTGCGTATCGGCGAGCAGCTTGCCAAGGCGCGTATGGGCGATATGCTTAACGCTGCGGTGCGTTGTGCGGTTGCGGCGATTGGCAACAATACAGGCATGAAGCATGACGCATCCACCGCCAAGCCTACGTTTAACTCGCTGAATGCTGCGGCCGCGAAATTCGGCGACCGTTCGGGCAGCTTGCGAGCTTGGGTGATGCACTCTACTGTTGCCCATAATCTGTACGACAACGCGCTGACCAATGCGGAACGTCTGTTTACTTACGACGGCATCAATGTGGTGCGCGATCCGTTCGGGCGTGTGTTTGTGATTACGGATGCCCCCGATTTGGTGTCTTCATCCGGCAGCACAACCTACAACACGCTAGGCTTGGTCGAAGGCGCGGTTATCGTGAATGACAACGGCGATTTCAACGCGGTCATGCAGCAGGTTACTGGGAAAGAAAACCTTGGCACGGTTTATCAGGCTGAATGGTCGTACGGCATCGCGTTGAGAGGCTATGCGTGGGATATGGCCAGCGGTGGGAAATCGCCTGACGATGCCGCACTGGGCACGGGTGCAAATTGGGATAAGACAGCAAGTTCTGACAAAGACACGGCGGGCGTTTTGCTGGTTACCAAGTGATTTGCAAGTATAGGCGGCCCAAAGCCGCCTTTTTTTGAGGAGTTATTATGGAACGTCCTATTGTTTATGAGCCGCATCCCGTTTCGAGCGAGCGCAAGGCGGAATTGTTGGCGGAGGGTTTCCGTATTGTTGATGCGAAGTACAGGCCGTCTGAAGCCGAAGATGTGCCGCCTGCCGAAGATTTGTCCAAACTGACGGTTGAAAAACTAAAAGAAATGCTGGATGTGGCAGGTGTCGAATATCCCGCAGATGCGAAGAAGGCCGATTTATTGGCCTTGCTGGAAGCGGTAAATGCGTAATGCCTATCTGACGGTTGCCGAGGCGGATGCCTATCACGAAGTCCGCCCGAGCAAGGCGAAATGGCAGGCGGCGGGAGACGGCAAGGCCGGGCTTTTGGTGGCCGCATCCGATTATTTGGATGCAATGTTCGGCCTGCCGCCCAATTTGATAGCGTTGATGCGCGGCAGCGGGGAAATACCGCCCGCCGTGCAAAAGGCCGTGGCCGAGCTGTCTTTAATCGGCAATTTGATTCAAGGCGGCGGGCAGACGGAGCAAAAGAGCCTGACCAAAGGCGGCATGACGGCATCTTACGGCGGCAAGTCGGAACATGCGGAACGGCTTGCCTATGTCCGGCAGTTGTTGAAGCCGCTGGTCGGACGCTCCATCCGCAATGTGCGGGTTAAACGCGGCTAGTCTTTCAGACGGCCTGAAAACGGAGGTGTGTATGTTGGTAAAACTGAAAGCCCCCGAAGGAATCACAGATGTTTCCTTCGGCGGGGTAAATTATGCCGTGGAGAACGGCATAGTAGAGGTGGCCGAAGAGGCGGTGCAGTATCTGCATCAGTATGGTTTTGTCGTGCCTGCGGTCGATAAGCCGTCTGATGGGCGGCCGAAACAGGCGGAAAAGGCCGATGCTTAAATTCGAGATGGTCGGTGATTCGGAAATGCGGGCGGCTTTGGCCGGTTGCAGCAAGAAGATAGACGATGAAATCAAGAGCAGTATGGCTTTTGTGGTATTGCGCCTGCAAAAGCAGGTCAAGACGCACAAGCTGTTGGGGCAGGTTTTGAACCGCCGCACGGGCAATCTGCGCAACAACATTGTCCGCGACAGTTGGCAGGACGGCGGCCTGACGGTCGGCGTGGTCGGTATTGCTTCGGGTGCGCCGTACGGCAAGCTGCATGAATACGGCTTTTCGGGTGCGGTATCCGTGCCCTCTCATGTACGGCAGGCCAAACAGGCTTTCGGGCGGCGGCTGAAAACGCCGATCAACGTCCATGTTTCGGCGCATACGCGGCGCGTGAGGCTGCCGGAAAGGTCGTTTATGCGTACCGCCTTTGCCGATATGCTGCCTTTCATCCGTCAGGAATTTGAAGCGGCGGCGAAACGGGGGCTGAGATGGTAAATCGCGAAATAATTTATGCCGCATTGTTCGAGAAGTTGAAACAGGTGGAAGGCATCGTAACGTTTTCCCGCCGCCTGCGGCATTGGGACGAGGTGGAGGCCTACGAACAACCCGCCCTGTTCTTGTCGCCGGTATCGGAAACGGTCGAGCCGAGAAGCGGTCAGGATAGCCGCTATCTGATGCGGGCGAACGTGTATCTGTATGTGTATGCGGAAGACGCGCCGTCTGAGCGGCTGAACGAGTGCTTAGACAGGCTGTTTGCCGTCTTGAATACCCCGTCGCCGATTACCGGCCAACCGTCTTTGCCTGTGGAAGGTGTGGCGTATTGCCGCATAGAAGGCCATGTAGAACTGGATGAAGGGCTATTCGGTAATCAGGCTTTTGCCTTGGTGCCGGTGATGATTTTAGTAACGGATGCCGTCTGAAAAACGGCTTTTTTTGAAAGGAAATGTCATGCAGTTGACTTTCGGCGCGGGCGAGGTGTTCGCGCAAATGATTACGGATGCCTACGGCAACCGCGTACAGAATGCAACGCCCGTGCGAATCATGGGCTTGCAGGAGATGTCTGTCGATTTGTCGGCGGAATTGAAGGAGTTCTACGGTCAGAACCGCTTTGCATTGGCCGTGGCGCAGGGCAAGGTTAAGGTATCGGGAAAATTTAAGGGCGCGTTAATCAACGGCCTTGCCCTGAATACCCTGTTTTTCGGTGCGGAATTTGCCACCGGCACGATGAAGGCACTTTGGGCGGATACCGTGGGCAAGGCCATCCCTGCGAGCGGTGCTTACACCATCCAGGCCGCCGCGCCGAACGGCGGTACGTTTGTCGAAGATGCGGGCGTGATGGGTGCGGACGGTACGGCATACATCAAGGTCGCCGCTACCCCTGCGGCGGGACAATACACGGTATCTGCGACAGGCTTGTACACTTTCGCCGATGCGGATAAGGGCAAAACGGTTTATCCGAGCTTTACCTACACCCAAGCCATGCCGTCGGCGAAGAAAATCGAGCTGTCCAATATGGCGATGGGTAATACGCCGACGTTCAAGCTGAAATACCTGACGCAGTTCAAAGGCAAAAAAGCCTTGCTGGAACTGGAAAGCGTAACCAGCGGCAAACTGGGCTTGTTCTCGACCAAAAACGACGACTTTTCCGTCCCCGAAATCGACTTTACGGCGCAAACAGACGATGCGGGCTTTAAAGTCGGCACGTTGTGGATTCAAGAGTAATGATGCAGGCCGTCCGAAAGGGCGGCCTTTTATTTGACCCGAATCAAGGAAGCAAAAATGACAGTACGAATCAAAGGCGTAACCGTTGAACTGAACGGCACAAATTACGTTATCCCGCCTATCGCGCTTGGCGCATTGGAGCAACTGCAAAGCCGTATTGGCGAGTTTGACGGCAACGTCCAAGATGCAAAACAAATTTCTACCGTTATCGACTGCGCCCATGCCGCGCTGAGACGGAACTACCCCGAAATGACCCGCGAAGAAGTGGCCGATTTAATCGACATTGGCAACATGGGCGAGGTATTTGCCGCCGTGATGGATGTATCCGGCCTGAAACGCAAGGAACAGGAAGCCGCCCAAGCGGGGGAAGCGCAGGCGGCGGGCTGAATTTCGGCGACATGATCGCCCACGTCTGCGCCTCTACTGGGTGGACGTGGGATTATGTGGCCGAGAACATCGACCTGCCGCGCATCGGGCATTTAAGCGACTATTGGCGCAGGCACCCGCCCGTGCATATCTTGGTGGCGTCCTATATGGGCATCAGGCCGTCTGAAAAGCCGAACGAGGCAGACGAGGCGGAAGCGGTCAATATGCTTGGCGGCAATACGTTGTCGGAAGAGGAATTTAACGCCTTACTGAAAGCGAAAGGAATCATCTAAATGGGCAATGCGGTTTTCCCCGCGCTTCCCGGCTTGAAGTGGGGGGCGAAAAAAACACCCGTATGGAGTACGAATATTCAAAAATCAGCCAACGGGCGCGAGTTGCGGGCGGCGTATTACAGCTATCCGCAATGGCGGTTTTCGCTGTCTTTCGAGGTGTTGCGGACGAAGGCGGCAATTAACGAACTGGAACGGCTGGCAGGTTTTTTTAATGCCCGTCGCGGCAGTTTTGAAAGTTTTTTGTACGAAGACCCGACTGACAACGCCGTAACCGACCAGCTTGTCGGCAATACGGTAACGGGCGTTACCCGCTATCAGCTGGTGCGGTCGTTCGGCGGCTTTGTCGAACCTGTTTTGGCAGTGAAGGACAGGCCGGCCGTCAAGGTGGGCGGCAGGCCGCTGACTTACGGGCGGGATTATGCCGTTACCGATAAGGGCGTTTTGGTGCTGAACACGCCGCAGGCGGCAGGGCAGCCGATTACATGGTCGGGCGGTTTTTATTTCCGTGTGCGGTTTATGGCCGATACGGTGGATTTCGAGAACATCATCGGGCATTTGTGGGCGGCTAAGAAAATTGAGTTTGTGAGCGTGAAGTTATGAAGACGGCGACAAGGGAACTGATTGATTTGCTGCACGGCAGCGATGAATTTCTGATGGCGGACTTATTCAGGATTACACTTTCAAACGGCCAAATACTGCAGCACACGAACGCGGATATGCCTGTTGTTTGGGATGGGCAGACCTATGAGGCGCACAAGCTGATTATCAAGCGCGGGGCTACGCGCGTGGCCGTCGGCTTGGATGTGGACTCAAACACGCTGGAGATTGCCGCAGAACCCGATTACAGGCTTGAAGGCCTGCAATGGTCGGAGGCAGCTTTGGGCGGCGCACTGGACGGCGCACGGGTGGTCATCGAGCGGATATTTTTCAGCGATTGGGTAACGCCCGTGGGCGCGGTGGTCATCTTTTCCGGCAGGGTGTCCGACGTATCGGGCAGCCGTTCTGCGGTCAAAGTGGATGTGAAATCGGACATCGAGCTTTTGAACGTGTCCAGCCCGCGCAACATCTATCAGGCCGGCTGCATGAGGACGCTGTATGACGGCGGCTGCAAGGTCAATCGTGAGAAATTCACGGTCAACGGCCGTGTTACGGCGAACAGTACGACAGGAACGGAACTGGCGTGCAATCTGACGCAGGCGGACGGCTGGTTCAATCAGGGCGTGATTAAGTTTACGAGCGGGCGGAATGCCGGATTGAGCCGCACGGTCAAGGAACACAAGGGCGGCAGGTTGTCGTTTGCCTTGCGCCTGCCTTCCCCGCCGCAGTCGGGTGATGTGTTCAAGATTTATCCGGGCTGCGACAAGCGGCAGGAAACCTGCGGGAAAAAGTTTGACAACATCGTGCATTTTCGCGGCTTCCCGTACATCCCCGCCGCCGACACGATTACTTAAGGAGGCCGTCTGAAAATGGATTTGCGACAGCGGATAGTGGAAGAGGCGCGGTCATGGTTGGGCACGCCGTATCATCATCAGGCGATGGTTAAGGGTGCGGGCGTGGATTGCGCCATGATTCTTGTTGCCGTGTATCGGGCGGTCGGGCTGATTCCTGCCGGGTTTGACCCGCGCCCATACCCTCAAGACTGGCATTTGCACAGGGATGCAGAACGGTATTTGGGCAACATTACCCGCTTTTGCCGCGAAGTGGAAACGCCGCAGGTCGGCGGCATCGCGGTATGGCGTTTCGGGCGGACGTTTTCGCATGGCGGCATCTGCATCGGCGGCAACCAAGTCATTCACAGCTACGTCGGGCGCGGGGTGGTGCTGGACGATATGGGGCAGGCGGAATTGTTGGGGCGCGGGGTGCGTTATTTTGATTTTGTGGCCTGCCTGAAAGGGCAGGCTTTACGCGGGGGCGAAGGATAAGGAAATGCTCTGCCCAAGTTCGGCATTGATGTTCACGAGCGCATCCAATGAAAATTTATCGATTTTCCCGTTCAGCAGGTCGTTGATGCGCGGCTGGGTCAGGCCGCAATGTTCTGCGGCCTGTTTTTGCGTCCAACCGTTTTCGCGGACGGTATCGGCGATATGCATCATCAGGTCGGCGCGTAACCGCATATTGGCGGCTTCGGCGGGCGTGTCGCACAGTGCGTCAAATACGGAGGCGAAGGTTTGGCTTTCCATTATTTCTTCTCCTGAATCAATTTGTTGTAACGTTTTTTCGCCAATTCCAAATCGGCGGGCGCAGTTTTTTGGCTTTTCTTTTGGAAGGCGTGCAGTACATAGACGGCATCGGCAATTTTGGCTGTATAGATGACGCGGTATGCGCCGCCTTCTTCCCTCAGGCGGATTTCCATCACCCCGCTGCCGATAGTGCTCATGGGTTTGAAATCGACTGGCATTCCGCCGCATTGAATGCGGTGCAGTTGATAACCTGCCGCTTGTTTGGCGTTTTCAGGGAATTGCCGCAGGCAATCCAATGAATCGCCCAAAAAATTTAATGGTTTCATGTTTTATATCTGTTTTGATATAAGCGAATTATATCAATTTTGATATTTTTTGCAAGTGTTTTAAGGTGGTTTTATGGGCGGTAAATCTTCTACTATTTCGACTTCCGAGCAACGGATTCTGTCGTTGCAGGTACAGCAGTCGTCTCAGGGGCTGACTCTGCCGGTGGTGTACGGGCGGGCGCGCGTGGCGGGCAATTTGGTTTGGTATGGCGATTTTACGACCTACGAGCATAAGACCACGACGCGGCAGGGCGGCAAGGGTGGCGGCGGTGTGAAGCAGGAGGATGTGAAGTACACCTACGAAGCCGCCGTCATGATGGCTTTGTGTGAGGGTGAAATCAAAGGCGTTACCCGCATTTGGCGGGACAAGGAAAAATTCTCTTCGCCCGCTTCGTTGCGCCTGACTTTGTACAAGGGCGGCGAAGAGCAGCCCGTATGGCCGCACTTGCGGCAGGCGAAACATGCGGCGCAGGCCATCAGCTATTCGGGGACGGCCTATTTGTGCAGCCCGAACTACGAATTGACGAAATCGGCACAGATTTACAGCCATAATTTCGAGGTGGACGGCAAGCTGGGCTACTCAACTTCGATTGTCGATGCCAATCCGCGCGACATCATCCGCGATTTGCTGACCAATCAGAAGTACGGCTGCGGCTTCCCGGTTGAAAATCTGGGCGATACGGATGTTTATGGCACTTATTGCCGTGCGGCGGGTATCTTTTTAAGCCCTGTTTACAGCGAGCAGCAGGAAGCACAGCGCAATATTGCCGAACTGTTGGAGCAGACCAATTCGGCGGCGGTGTTTTCTCAAGGCCGTCTGAAAATCGTCCCATACGGTGATTCGGGCTTGTCCG